CGCCGGTGTCGACGAGCCCCTTCATCCGGGCCTCCATCTTCGCGGCGTTGGCCGCTGGCCCGGCGGCGTCCTTGAGGCCCTCGCGGACCTCCTTCTTGGCGGTCTTGCTGACCTTGTTGAGATCCCGCTGCAAGGCGGCCAGACCTTCAACCGAGAAGGTCCAGCCGCCCGCAGTGGTTGTCAGCGCGTTCCCTGGGGAACGACGACGTGCCATGATTAGGAAGCGGTGTCCGACGTCATGTAGTTGATGACGATCGGGTCGGTGCTCCCGTCGTAGAGAACCTTGAACGGGATCTCCTGCGTGAGCACGTCCGGCCCCTTGATCTGCGGGTCGCCGCCGGCGTCGAACCGGGCCTTGGCGATGTCGATCTCGATGTAGGGGTAGGTCGAGCCCTCGATCGCGGTCGCCGCGGTCCACTTCGCGTTGATCGCGGCCTGCGTGTCGGCCGTGAAACGGGTGTACGCGGTCAGGTCGAGGAACTCCATCGTGATCGAGCCGGTGATCTCGGTCATGCCGGCGAGGATCGGCTCGCTCATCGTGGCGCCGCCCAGGAAGTACCTGTCCGACTTGAGGTTGTTGTTGACCTCGACGGAGATGTCGGTGACCACGGCGACGGTCGACCCGGCGACCTTGACGACGCCCTGCGTCCAGTAGAACTGCTCATAGGCAGCGGCCGAGCCGGTCGTCGGATAGGTGGCCGTCGCAAGCGACTGCCCCGTCGTCATGTCCTGGCCGACGAATGACACGTCGGCCTTGAGGATCTCGTCGACCGACGAGCTGAGCGAGATCGTGTCGCAGCGCATGCCGAGAAAGCTGAACGGCTGGACGGTGCCGGAGACGTCCGGCCGGCCGACCTGCACGGTGAGCGACGTGCCGTAGATGTCGCCCAGGGTGTGCGCGTGGAGCCGCGCGAGCGTGGCGCCCGACGGCGTCGAGATCGACGAGCTGCCGAGCGCGTGCTTGAGCACGAGCCCGAAGCCCTTGGTGGCGGGCTCGAGCGTCACGGAACCCTCGACGCGCTTGTGTCCCGGCGCGTAGCGGTCGGTGCGGAGCACCCTGTTGTTCGCACGCAGGCCCGGCGACTCCACCCTCTCGATCTGATACTCGAACGACTCCTCGATGAACTCAAGGAAGCGGGTCGGGGTCTGATAGGTACCGAACGTGCTGCTCTCTGCGAGACCCATCTGGGCCGCGAGCGCTGACCTGATGGCCATGTGTTACTCCTCCTCGGCCTTTGGGGCCTTCTTGGTGGTCTGCTTCGGAGCGGCCGGCTCTTCGTCCGCGCTCCATTCCCCGTTCGCCAGGAGAGACTTGGCGATGTCCTCGGGGAATGTGGTCGGCTCGCCGTGCATCGCCGACACCACGCGCCCATCGGCGAGCGGGACATCGACGCCGTCGTGCGGGCCGTGGTAGGTGATCTTCACGGCGTACCTCCTAGATGCGCGCCTGGACGCGCACGCCGATCGTGAGGAGCGCCGAGCGTGTGGTGTCGCTCGCGCCGACCTCGAGGTTGACGGTGTTCACGGCAGCCACGCGGACGGTGTTGTCCATCGTGGGAGACGTGGTTGTCTCGCGCAGCTCGTCCTCGATCTCGGCGAGCAGCGCATAGGCGCGCTCAACGGCAGGCTGGGTCTGCTGGCCCTCGCGGATCACGAACACCATCACTTGAACGGTGTAGACCTCTTCCTTGGCGAGCTGGCCGAGCCCGGCCCACGTCTGCTCGCCTTCGAGGCCGAGCACGTTGATGCTCTCGCGTCCGGGGTCCGGCAGCGCGGGCCCGTAGTTGACGCGCACGCCCGCCAGATTCGTGCGGGCCGCCAGAGCGGTGACCAGGGCGTCCATGAACGCCGGCGCGGTGCTGGTCGCCATCAGTAGATCAGGTGCCGCCGGTAGGTGTTGAGCAGCCTGCGTGCGGCCGGCGGGAGTCCGTAGGACGCCACGCGCTCGGTCGCCAGCTGCATCGCCTCATCGACGTCCAGCGCGAAGGCGCTGATGTCGCGCCGCATGCTTGACGTCACCGACAGGACCGCGGCCTGCTTCACGGGCTCGGGGATCGACGGGAATCCCCACACGCCGGCGACGTCGACGAGGGCGTAGCCGTAGCGCACGGCCGTCGGTGAGGTGAACATGCCGGTGAGCAGGTTCGAGAACTGGATGCTGGTGAACACGCCCTCGGCCTTGGTCACCGGCTGCCCCTGGTACTGATCGGTCACCGTCAGGGCGAGCGGCGCGGTCGACTCCGGGTGGAGGGTCACGGTGGAGATCGTCTGGCAGTCATACGGCTCGAGGTCGAGCCGGTACTGGCCAAGATCCATGCGGAACCGGCGCGTGGTCGGCGTGCCGACCGATCCGGTGACCGGAGCGAACTCGCGGTTGACCTCGTTGCAGATCGCCTTTGAGTAGATGCTGATCAGCGCGTCGATCAGCGAATCGCGGCTCGTGTCGGTGACGGGCGTCTCAAGCGCGAGGCGCACGTCCGTCCGCGAGCAGAGGTCACCAGCGGCCATCGGCTATCGCTCCTCGACCTTCTTGGCGCGGGTCGTCTTGGGGGCAGGGCGCTTGGCGGCGCGTGCGGCCGGGGGAGCGGCCTGCCCGGTGATCTTGGCGATCTCGGCGTCGACGTCCTTGACGCGGTCCTTCATCCCGCGGATCTCGTACCCACGGCGCTCCTCGATCAGTCCTGCGAGGCGCTCGGCCTTGTCCTTGTCATTCACGATTCATGTCTCCATGTAGGGGAGAACGACGCGGGGCGGACCCGAAGGCCCGCCCCGCTTGTGCCGTTACTGCTGTGGTGCGCTTAGCCTCAGAAGCTGGGTGAAGCCAAGCCCGTGCCCGAGATCTTGGCGATGCCCTTCGCGTAGCGCTCGGACGCGAACGCCGAGTAGTTGAAGAGCTGGAGACGGACCTCCAGCGTGCCCGAGAGCACCTGGTCCATCACGCGGGTCACCATCGGGCCCTCCATCAGCGGCATGTCGTCGGCGCGGACGAGGTAGATCTCGTCCTCGTCGGTGCCGGAGCCGTAGGTGGTGCCGATGTTGGCGTCCACCACCACGGGGTAGCCGGCGATCGACAGCGGCACGCCGCCATCCTGCTCACCGACGCCGCGGTAGAACCCGCCCTGCTGGAACAGCGGGAAGGTCGAGCTCAGGTTGCTCGCCAGCCATGCGGCGCGACGGGGGTGCATGACCCAGTGCGTCGGCGGCAGGTAGCGGTTGCTGAGGACCTTCTGCACCGCGTCGAAGAGCTTTGGCATCAGCTCAGCGGCCGTCGGAGAGCCGTCGGTGTAGGTCACCGTGTTGATCGACGACACGTTGCGGATGCCGACGTGCTCCGAAGAGGCGGCGGCGCCGCGGATGCACTCGCGGTCGAGCTCAGTGGCGTGCGCCAGAGCCAGGTCGCGGAAGATGATCTGGTCGAAGGCCGGGTTGCTGCGCTCGAGGAGTTGCAGCGACACGTCCTGCTGACCGGCGATCGTGCGGACGTACACCGAGATCTGGTCGGAGGTGACGTCGGTCTCGCTGACCGCGGCGCCCTCGACCTGTGCCGCCTCGGACGCACCCGTGAGCATGCGCGGGAGCGTGACGACCATGCCGGCGTCCGGGAGCGGAACGCTCGGCAGCACGCTGGCGAACGGACGGCCCGCACGGGCGACCTCCACCGCGTACTCGGCGAGGTAGACCGGCGGGATGAAGCCACCGCCCGACGTGGTGATCGTCGTGTCGGTGTTGCGCATCTCCGCGTCGTGACGCATGAGGCGCTTGGCGGCCTCGGCGTCGGTGCGGTGGTGCACGATGTCGTAGAGGAACGACCGCTGGTCCGGGGAGTCCGGGCGGTAGGTCGGCTCCTCCTTGGTGACGCGGACGTCCGTGGAGAGGGCGGGAGCGGCCTTGCGGGCCTCAGCCACCTTCTCGTAACGGGTGACGGCGCTCTTGCGCGCCTCCACCTCGGACACCGCGCCGTCGAACTCGGCCTCGAGGGCAGCCAGGTCAGCGCCCTCCTCGGCGAGCTCGATCGAGTCGGCCGCCGACTGCATGCGCAGCTCGGCGTCCTCGAGGGCCTTGCGGGCCTCGGTGATCTTGGTCTCCATGAGTGTGTTACCTCGTGAGATCGAACTTGACGATGGTCAGCCGGCTCTTGGTCTTGGCCTTGAGCTGGCGAAGCGCCTCGCCCTCGGGGGTGAGCGACGAAGTCGTGCCCGCAGGGTCGTCCTGCGCGACGGTGGCCCGTGCCGGCTGGGGCACGCGACCGGAGCGGAGCGCTCGGTCGAGCAGCTCCACCTTGGTGCCGACGGGGTATGCCGGCCATGTGACGGCGCTGACGTCGTACAGACCGTCAACGTCCTGGACGGTGCGGAACGGCTTGCCGTCCCGCATGTCCCACTCGTCTCCGTCCTCGGCGATCGTGAACGCGAAGCTCATCTGATCAACCAGGCCGGAGCGGATCTTTCCGACGACACGCTGGACGTCGAAGTCCTCCATGTCCACCCGCGCCCACATGCGCAGGCCCTTACGGTCCTGCGCGAGCTCGAGCGTGCCGTTGCGCGTGCTCGCCATGACCGTGTCGGGGTCGTGGTTCCACAGCAGGCA